CTCGAACCCACCTATTCCAGTCTTGGAAAAGTCCCAGCCTTTAAAAGTTGGTGGAACGCCTACTCAAAAGAAGGAAAGTTCTACCTTAGAGCTGGACACCAAGATTTTACCCAGCCTCCTACGGAGGATGGAGGAGCAGGACAAGAAGTTAGCGGAGGTGTGCGTGCTATTAAAACGGACTACGGTAAACTCCTCCAAGCAGTTGCCCCCCACATCTGTGAGCGCTACGTCCCCATTGGTCAGTGCAAAGCCCCATTCCGTCCAATTCGCAAAGAAATCAGCCCTCCTCTCCCAGTCCACCGCGCCGTCGCCTCCGGGAAGTTCCCAAAGCTCAAACGCTACGCTCCCCCTCCCAGGGGTGCCGCAGTCGAGCTTAGGTCTCTCGAAGTCCAGACGGAAGCGATTAAACCTGGAAGCGTCCCTACGGACGAGGATAGAAGGAGAGTTATCGAAAAAGCAATCCACGACTACTCCGCCGCAGCAGTTAGCTGCCCCGGAATCGTCTTGAATGATGAATTGCAGTTAGATGACTCGTTGATTGATGATGCTATTGCGTGTGTTAAGACTGAGAGCAATCCCGGTGCTTTTATGCATGCTTACGGCGGTACTAAGGGTGATGTGCTTAAAAATCACACTTCCAGAGTGAGGGAATTGGTCAAGGAGCGCCTAGTCAAGTTGTCGAAAGTAGACTTGTATGATGGCACTCACAACTCGGCCACTATCCTACGTGATGGTTTGTGTGACCCCGTGCAGTGTAATACCAAAGATGAGCTCCATGATGAAGCCAAGTTGTTGAGTGGTAAAGTTCGCCTTATTCAGGCTACTTCCCTCATTGACGAAATCATTGAGCGGTTACTCTTTGGTAAACTGGCCAAGTCGGAAATCCGACACTGGGAAGAGATACCCTCTCTCCCCGGTATTGGGTTTACTGATGAGACCAGTGTAAGAGTGTACGATAGGTTCTCCAAGATTGAGAACTTTGAGGTGAGTGACATGAGTGCGTGGGATTTTAGCTATAGGCCTTGGCTTATGGCTGATGAGACAGAAGTGTGCATTCGATTGTGCGGAAATGGTAAACTGCTTCGCCGATTGATGCAAAATCGCACTTTTTGTCTATCTCATGCTACCATTTGCCTCAGCAACGGGGTTTTGCTGGCTCCCCGAAAAGGGAACGGCATGTGCTCTGGTGCTTTTTCCACCTCCCG